GTGGTAGCCGATAAACTCCTCCCACCAGTCGACCAGGTGAGTACAGACCTTCAGGCGGCCGGAGGTGAACCGCTGCTGCATCTCCATGATACCGGCGTCGGTCGAATAGCCGCCGGTGGCGAAGGTGGCATGGGTCGAGAACATCCGCAGGCCCTGCGCTCGGTAGAGGCCCGACGTCGTCTCCGGGTTGTCGTCCTTGGCCTGCCTATGGCCATCGTGCGGCCAGAACACCGGCGCGGCGGCGCAGATGCGCTTCATGGCGTCCGCGTGCTGGATCGGCATCATGTTCTTTAGCTGCAGGGCGTGGCCGATGTAGATGATATCGGTGATCGGATCGTAGAAGCCCAGGACCGCGGCGAACGGGTGGCTGAAGTTCCGGCTGCTGCCGCCCATGCCGCCGAAGTCGATGCCCCAGCCCATACGCCAGTGGCCAAGGGGCTCGGTGATCGGCGGGATCTCGATGCTCTCCCGGACGATTGGGAAGATGGCCCCGGAGCCCATGATCGGTCGGCCGCTCCGCCGGGCCGCCTGCTCATGCAGGGGGAAGCTCTTGATCGCGCGGTCGTACTGCTCGCGGGTCAGGTGGCTATGAGGCTCGGCTAGGACGTCGTCGCCGGTCATGTTGACGAAGCCCTTGTCCTCATCGCCCCCTCGAGCGAAGGACTGGTAAAGCTCGGTCTCGCCGTTCAGCGGCGTGAAGGTGATCATCAAGCTGCCGGCTGTCGCGAGGAGGCGCGCCTGGCACTCGGTGTAGACCTTCTGATCGTCCGGCTCCTCGTCAAGCCAGATGAAGTTGACGCCGTCACCCTGGAACTTCTGCCAGCCCTGTTCGTAGCTCTTGAAGGCTAAGGTCGAATAGCCGCCGGACACATGCTTCACGGCTATCGACGCATATGCACCCGTTGTCCCGCGGCCTAGAACAGGGTCCGTCGTAAAGCAGCTTTTCGGGATAAGTCCCGTGCCCAGGGTGTCCGGGGTGTTCGGCTTCCCGCAGAGCTTGTTCTGGTTGATGTTCATCGTCTTGTCGGCCGTTAGCCCGCAGGCCCAGGCCAAGATCGGATGGTCGAAGCGTAGGCCGGTCCACCATTCTGGATAGATCCCTGTTAAGTGGCAGGCGGTCTCATAGGCGCCGCCATCCGATTTGCCGAGCTGGTTGCCGGCGTTGAACATCCGCTCCCGCTTGGTCTTCCCTAGTTCGAAGAACTCACGCTGCTTGGCGTAGGGGACAAAGGCGTGGAGCTTGTTGTGCGCCTTGATCTCGATGGCGGCCTTGAGCGTTCGGTGGAGAAGGGCGATCTTGTCGTCGTTCTCACCAGTCACTGTCGTCGACCTCCGCAGGTTTTGCGGGGGTCACGTCCTCAAACTCCGCATCGACGATGCCGGCCGCGGCGATTAGCTGGCGCGGATCCATGCCCATCTGCTCCGCCATCTCGCGGATCTGCCGGAGTTGCTGCTTGCTGTCTTCCGAGATGTGTTCGACCACGATGCGCTGCTCCGTCGTGAACCCGTTAATCCCCGCTAGCTCCTTGGCCGCGCGGAACTGGTCCTTATGGCCTGGTGTGTGCGCAATGTCCAGTAGGACGTTGATCCCGACGAGGCCGGCGCCCGCCACCCGCTTGGTGGCCTCCTCTCGTAATGCGGCCAGGATAGCTGGATCTCGCATCAGCTCATAGCCGTAGCTCGCCTGGTACCCTGCTTCGGTCGCTGCGCGGCTAGCCGCCTTTGGGTTAACTCCTTGTTGTAGCATGCAAATAACGAACTTGCGCTTGCGTGCCGTCAGGGCGCTCATGGTCTTGCCATCGTAGGCCCGGTCATTGGGGTCCGGGGGTACTTCGACGATGTTGGCGAGTTCTCGGGTCATGGTGTTTCGTAATCTGGGTGTTGGCGGCTGTCAAGCCCGCCGTGTTCGCGGCGGCGATAACTCCGGAATTTTTCCGCGACTTTACGTTTCGAGGTGTTTTCTCGGCGCCGGATAGCTGCTCTGGATGCGATAATACTACGCGCGCGCGAACGCGCCCCCACCCGCCACGTACCCCCGGTCTATGTGCATTTGCATATAGTGTAGTCGCACATTTATGTCTGGTATGAAACACGCGCGTCATGTGGCGTGTGATGCATATCGAGCCGCAGCTCATATGCAGTTTGATGCATATGTACTATATGTTGTGTGTGTTGAAGAATTGAGCACAAACCAGAGTAGCAAGAGGCAGATCACATCGATAAACGATACGACCATATCGATAAACGATGCGCAAAATTAGAGGTTGACATGGAAGCAAATGTGGCGAGAATGAGATGCACAGCAGCGAAGGGACATCGCAATGGCATTCAGGCTCAAACTCAACCCGTCATACGAAGCGGTCAATCGCAACCCAAACATGCGGCCGCAACCCCGTGAAGCGGTTAAGCCGCAGCGTGATTGGATCGCGATCGGGCTCATGGTGGCGATAGGCGTTCTGATCGGATGCGGTCTGGCGCTAGCGGCGCTGGAATGGACGACATGATAGGCGTCATCATTATCAGTCTGTTCATCGGTATGGTGATAGGACGTGTCATCAAGCTAAAAGGAGAACAATCATGAGTACCTATAAAGACTACGGTCACAGAATTAAACGCCGCGCATGTTACGAAGTGATCGTCCGAGATGGAAGCCATGTAGCTTCATTCATGTATATGCATGAAGCGCAAGGCTACATAAAAATACAAGCCTTGGGTGGCGCCTGCATTCGCAATACCCAAACTCACGAAGAGAGAGAATACAGCTATTCTTCCTAGCGATTGATCTAGCCTGCCAATGGTGCGACATTGGCAGTGTAGAACAATCACGTTCTAGTGATCAAAGGGACACGATCATGCATATCTATCAATTCCTGTTGCCAGCTGCATCTAATAAAGGCGTGAGCTATGGTACGCAACGCTCTGACTGGGCAATGCGTGCACTAGATATGGCGGGCGGATATACGATCAGGGCGCGCGTTGTTGGTTCATGGCGCTCAGACGACGGCAAAACCTACACTGAAGCAATGTGTCCAATTGACGTGGGATGCAGCGTTGAGGTGCGCAACGCCTTGTTGCAGGAAGCCTTCAGGCTGTTTCCCGATCAGCTGGCCGTCTCCGTTATCCATGGTGGCGAGCTAACCATTGAGACGCGGGAGAACAAGCAAGCGGAGAAGCGTCCGGACCTAGCGCAAAGCGTCGTGCGCCGGCTGTCGGCCTATGAGCGGACCATTCGTGAAGCCGGGTGGCGTCTGGATGCGGCCCTTTCCGCGCGCCGCAAGGACGCGGTTGGCTATCGCACCCGCAATGCGGCCAACCCGGACGGAGGCGCAAACGAGCGCCCGGGCGAATTAGAAGCCGCTCTGAAAGAGGCGCAACGCATTCTGGAGCGCTTGGACGCGTCCAGCCTCGGCTAGGCCTGAAGCCTGCCCATGGTCCGCCGTGGGTAGTGTTTAGGCCTAGGAGATAATCCATGTACGCAGACCATGTACCCTGCATCTCGGCCGCGATGGCTGGATCGGATGACGTATTCGTCAGGGGCGCTCTGTTCGCGGTCCTGTCGATCCGTCAACCCGTGCGCAACGTCCCCGCCATGCTGGAAGATGTAGAACGAGAGCGATCCAGATCCATCTACCTGTTCGGACACAAGCACCTAGCGTATGAATACCTGATCCTGAACGGCGGCCGCCTGCGCGAGACCGTGTGCGGCGGCCATGCCACGACGTTTAAGGCGCTGAAAGCCCTATGTCAGACGCCGGGTCTAGGCATTGTGAAGGCGGGCTTCGTGGCGCAGCTGGCGGGCCATGACGTGGCGTGCCTGGACAGTCGCAATGCTCAACGCGAAGGGCGCGACTACGGCAAGGAATTTAGGAGCGGCAAATATCAGGGCCCGGCCTTCGAGCGCCGGCTAGAGCGCTACCTGTCGGAGACGGGCGGGCGGGCGGCCGAATATTGGGACGCATGGTGCACCTATGTCGCCCCCGACCACAAGCTCACCCCGCAAGAGGTGTCCGGCCTTCACATGGCTATCGTGCCAGACGACTTCATGCCCTTCTAGCCTTCGCCGCGTTCGGCTGTTTGGATCCTAGCTTTGACTGTGGCCATGCAATCGATATTTTTCTGCTCCTCGCCCCTTGACACCCTTAAACATCCATGATAATAATCCAGTCATGCTTCGCTTATGATGACCGACCTTCTCAGGGAGGCGGGCACATAGATCGTAGACCTACGGGATTAGAAGCCGCGTATACGGCAGCTAGAGAGGACATATAGCCATGACCGATAAATTTATTTCGCAGCCGCGCTATCGGCGCGGAGGCATAGAACATAACACGCTCTATATCGTCCGGGCGGGCACCCTTGATCCGATTGGACAAATCTATCTCAATGATTTGGGTTCTAAGCGCCGATCCGAAGAGCGCGTGGCGCTGGGCAAGAGGATCTTGGCCGCCTTGAACGATCATCCACACGGGGCGACGAAATAAGCATCGATCAATCCGACTGGTAAGAGAGGACATATGGCCATGACCATCAAACTCACCTACGATCAAGTAGCGGCGCTAGGGCCTTGCTCCTTGGATAAGATCCCCTC